AATATATCTGCCATCTTCAGTTTTCGTATAAGTAAGTATACCATCACCCATTCTACGAGTCAACTCTTGTTTTGTAGGAGTTCTATTATTAGTTACTAATCCATCTTTTCTTGGCTGACCAATATGAATAGATGACAGTATGTCCCTTATTTCCTTTATGTGGCTTTCTGAATAGTATGCCCGTTTTTGAAATTTTCTTTCTCCACCAACAGTGCTTCCAACTGGTGGCGGTATTACACCTCGTTTTATTAAACTAGGCAAATATTTTTTATGCCTATTGATCAATATTGCTGTTTCACCCATTGTGTAGGCTTTTTCTCTTTTCTTTTTAAACTCATGTGTAAAACATATTTCTACACGATCTTTATTTATATTATATAAAGCAACAGTTCCATTAGATCTACTGCTGTGCTTTACCCGTACAAGATCACCATTTAAAAACCAAACAGTTTTATTCCCACTGATTACAGGGGACTCATTGTACTCTTCGCTCTCAATACTTCCTTTGCGAAAACCCATCTTCCCTCTTTTGTTGAATCTGGTGGATGAAAAAATTTTCTACTACCACATATAATACAATATACTTCTATATGTCCTAAAGTTGTATACTGTCTATCTATAAATATTCTACCATTACATTTTAAACATTTCAATTTGGAATTCCAATAGCAAGCACATTTACATCAACTGTTGCACTACCACCAGTAGAAAATTTAGCAACTAGAGTTGCTTTTGTTTCTGTAACGTTTTTTATATAAATAGAAACATTTTTTCCAGAATCTGTGCCACCTATGTTCCAAGGAGTTGCAACAACAATTGGAGGATATTTAAAACTATAGTTAATATCAAATGGTTTTTCTTCTCCAGCAGTAACGGTTGCACCAACTGCTACGCTATATGTAGTTCCATAAATTTTTGATTTAAGTGTAGGCGTTTTTTGTTCTGCAGCATTTCCAGCAGGTTTAATTGTTGTAACATTAGATTCTGTTGGCATAGTAGAAGAAACTAAATTGTTTACCTCATTGACAATGCTAGAGATATAGGCCACGTCAAGTGGCTGTCCTTTTTGTGGAGTTGGTATGATTGGCATAGTCTTTTAATTATATCATAGATCATCAAGAAACAGGTAGTAATTCTCTTGGTGTTTTTAATAAAATTTGGCTGTTATTTATAATCTTATCATACGTTGGGGAATGTATCATAACACTAAAATTGTCATAATCTTCAGTACTAATATATGTAGAAAATGATCTATCAGTAACTCTTGTTAAATAAGAATACTCTGAATTTGATGGCAATAATGGGGGAATGACTATAGAATCATACGCTATGTAAACATCATAATAACTAAATAAATATGTATTATTACCTTCCCAAATTAAATTTACCAAAAATAATCCAGCAGTGCTTGTTTCTTCAACAATTAATTTATATTGACTAGCAGTTAGTGGTGTAACGGCAGGAACTGAAACTTCATGTATCTGTGACCAATGCGATGTCCTATTTCTATCTTCTGAAATAATTCTATATCTTAATCTGTATTTGCCAGTGGATCCGCTAAATTCTGGCAAAGGCCTAACCTTAGACTTTACAATATTTTTATCAGCCATTACTCAACCCCGAAGGCCATTCTAAATTCAATATAATTATTTGTATTTGGAATCTTAAGAATTGGTTGTTCTGCTGAATTTTTAACTGTTGTATAAGCAACTAAACCATATAATGGATTTTGTGTTGTTACATTATCAAATCGTATTGCATCTAAAGCAACATAATAATCTGAAGAAAGAGCGCTATCATCAACTACGCAAGACCATATTTTTATTGATGTAACATCAGCCCAAGAAAAATCTGCATCTTGTACGGCATCTCCAAGTGTTTTATCAATTACATAATATCTGTTTGACTTAAAATCAATTCCGTCACCATCTTTTAAAACATTACAAATTAATCTTGCTTTTTTAGTAGACGTATTAATAAAATCAATAATAATTTTTACGCTGTCTGGCTCAGTATACTCTGCACTTAATGTTGTGTTTGCAGTTTTATTAACTAAAGAAAATCCAATTTTAATTTTGTCAGACAATGAGTTTTGTGATAAATTAATTCCAAGTCCTGTTTTTAATATATGTGGAGTAGAAGAAAGGTTTGTAGATGATGTTGCACTAATAATATTTGAATAATCTCCAACAATCATCATCATATTATTAAAGAATCTACATCTTTCATGATATTGAGATCTGTTATTTTTATAAAAAATTCTGTTATCAGCATTTGCTTGAAACACATCATCTGTTACATTAATGATATTATTGTCATCAGAGTCTAATGGAGTTATTATTGTTGGAACTGTTGTTGGTGTTGTTACAACATATTGCCAATTTTCTTCTTGTGAAAAAATAATTAAATTTTTACTATCAAATCCAGAAGCGGATGGATTTGCTCCAGCAGAGTATATTCCTATTTCTGTAATTTCATATCTTTCTTGAGTTGGAAGTTCTGCTGTAAAAACCAACTTATTAGTATTGTTTTCAAAAACATATCCTTTTGAAGATATTGGGACTCTAAACATTTCAAATCCAAGTTCTTCTTTTTCAGAATATGCAACAAAATCATGAACATCTCCAGTTCCTAAAGGCTTTGCTGCTGAGCCAAAAGCCATATATGAGGCGTATGCTGGAGCAGTTCCTAGCATATACTTTGCCACTATCTCTTTACCTTTATCTGTTATCATGATACATACTCCTCAATTAAATCTGTATCTATTGTACCATCTGAAAGTATCTCTATCTCTACCCGTTCATCTTTTTCCATATTTACAGTTTCAATAACCAACCTTGCAGACCTATTATATCCAACAACGACTGCAGTTAAAATTAAATCTTGGCTTGTTGCAAGATAAACATTTGTTCCATTTGTGCTTTCACTACTAGGAACTTTTGGTATTTTATTTTCTAACTTTATTGAAAAATTATTAAAATAAGTATCTGCTGTATCTTGTAATCCTAATATTTTTTTAGGATCATATCGTTTTGCAATTTCCCACATATTTACTATTGGTTGATAGTTAATGCTTGGAGTATTAACAAAATTAGTATTGTTTAATAATAAAAGAGCATGTCCATTTATTTCTTCAAAATATAAATTTAATATTTCATTTGTTGTAATTGGGTTTAGTTTAGCCTCATTAAAATCAACATATTGTGGTGTTGCTATTTTTACTGGAGATTTTACAACAACTGTCGAACTTCCACTACCATTGCTATTGCTACCGCTACTGCCACCTGCATTTAAGCCTACTTCAGATGGTGTTGGTGCATATGGACCTACCTGAGAATTTCCCTGCATTAGTTCATATTCCCATGTTCCTGGTTGTGGCCCAGTAAATTGTTGAACTGGAACTGGATTATTTTTTATATAATTTTGAACGGCATTTAATATATCACTTGTTTCTCCTTCATCATAGTTATATGACATACTACACCTCACTCAAATATATTGTCATGTTTGGACCATCACTGCTTCTGCTGTATTCAATGTTATACACTAAGAATTTACTTGATTGCAATGCAACCATATCAACATTATCATTGTTTTTATAATCAATTGTTACTAAATCTCCTAGTTGAATAATTGGTGTTGCAAAAATATTTAATCCAACTGCCTTTTTAGGTGTCATTAATTTTTTCAAAATCCAATCCATTAATAATTCTGCATCATCTTGGTTTTGAATATAATCACTCTCAATAGAAAATTCATTTTTACCATATGTTATTCTGCTTATTCTAATCTTATCGTATTGTTGTTTTTCAAAGGTTGGAGAATATACCAAATTATTTCCTACAAGTTCTGGATCTGAAAAACTTGATCTTTTTTTAAAATAATCATCTACCGTTAACTGTCCTCCACCATCTTGTGTAAATGCTATTCCATTAATATTTAAAAAGTTGTAATCTGTTGTTCCTAAATCTAAAAGTGAATCAGTAGCATTAAAAATTAAAAACTCTGCTCCATATGCTGTAGAGGTATAGCCAGAAATAACATAGTCTTTAGTTCTATCTGGTAGTTTTATAATTTTAGAAAATAATGCTGGATATGCGTTATCAAATCTTACATTGAAATATGCACACTCTCTCATAATTGTTCCAAACTCATCAAAATACATTTTAAATTTGTTTGGTGCAGCAGCGCTAATTCCAGAAAGATATGTTTGCTGTAGTGTACCGCTTAAAGCATATTTTCGCATTGAATTATTAATTGTTATATTTTCTCCTCCAAAAACATTTGCTATTGGCTCTCCAGATATATTAGCATTTGGGTTTTCAGAATAATTTTCAGTTAATGCATAAACATTTTCAAACATACATTTTGATCCTCCTCGTGTAAACAATGCAAGATTGTTGTATTTTGGAAGTGGAGATTTATCATCAACTGTTGCAACTAAAACATTGTTTACATATAAAAAGAATCTTCTAGAGTTTGCATTTAAAACATTGTCTGCATATTCTATAGAAAGATCATAAACTGTATCCACCTTGTCATAAAATTTTCTTGATATTCCAACAAAATTTCCGCTATCAGAAAGTATGTCTCCCCTACCACTCCATAGCAATTCTGGAATTGCCTGCGTTCCATAACTATCTGCTCCTGGAGAAGTTGCACTAGAATATATTTTATAAAATACAATATTAGCAGTTTCGTCTGTTCCACCATCTAAAGAAATGATTTCAAAATAATATCCATTATTTGTTGTAGGGTTTACTAATATTCCAATACCTCCAGAATTTCCAGAAACACCAACTGAGGCTGTGGGGGAATCTGGATTAAGTTGATAGTATGTTGTTCCGTTAAGAGGTGTTATTTTTTGTTTAACAGTGCCGTCTTCACTTTCAATTGATTCTGCTGGAGACCCAATAATTCTAATTCTTGTTCCAAAATTTTTAAACCTATCTTCCAAAGGTTTATGTACATATGTTATAAAATCAATCGGTTTAATATCTGTTGTGTCAAAATTTGGACCTTTTAATACTAAAGCAGAAGACTGTACAACGCCTTTATTTTTTGTTGGATCTATTTTATTAATATTTGTAACTTCTGATTCTGTTAAATTATATTTTGATAAATATTTTTTAATTACACCATTTACTGAACTACGTTTTGCAACTACTGATCTAACACCTGCTGCTAAACCAGTAGTCACTGTTCCACTAAAAGATTGGTTACCAAATAAATATTTAGAAACCATAGCACAACCTTTACGATTTTCTGGATCTGTCCAATGTGTTTGTAATCCTGAAGGATGACTTGTTATTGTTGTTCCAAACTGTGCTCTGCCATGTTTTGCAACATCTCCGTTTTGTCTTTTTTCAACACCACCAATTGTTACATAATATGGTTCTGCAAAAATTCTTACATTGCCAGTAGGATATATTTTTCCATTATATGATAATTTATTAAAATAATATTTATATTCTGCATCATTACTAATCCAAACATTGCCAATACTATCTACGTTATATTCAATTGCGTCATACTTAATAACTTCGCCATTTGCATAAAAATATCCTTGATGTCTAGCAAGCAAATAAATACTTTCACCAAAGTCCATAACGTTATTTATTAATTCATGATTAACAACTGTTGGTGGTTGATTAGAAATATCTTGATTTAAAGTAAGCGCAGATAATGCATATCCAGTTCCTTTGCCATCTTTTTTAAGTTCTGCAGATTCAGATATTTGCCACAACAATGATGGTTTATATACCCATCTTTTATCACTTTCTTCAATATTTAATTCTTGACCAAGCGCACTATATGTTTTATCAATATATCTTGACTTGTAGGTAATTTTTCCATCGTTATATATCTTTTTGTCTTGTGATGCAATTGAAATTATATTTGGCAGTTTTTTATTATTAATAAGTTTATTTTTAATAATAGTTGCAGTATTCTCTATTAATGAAGGGCTTCCTTGTCCAATTGTTATA